ATCGCCGCGCTCGCGCGACTCCATCAACACGATCGACAGCAAGGAATTCAAGGGCGGCGCCCTGACCATCGTCACCTCCGGCGCCGCGGCCAACCTGTCCGAGCTGTCGTGCCGCTACCTGGTGTACGACGAGATTGACCGCGCGGAAAAGAACGTCGGCGGCGAAGGCGCATCCTGGAAGCTGGCTGAGGCGCGCCAGACGACGTACGAGCGCAATAAAAAATCCTACTATCCCAGCTCGCCGACCATCGAAGACGAGTCCGAGATCGACGAGCTGTTCAAAATGGGCACGCAGCAGGAGGCGCTGGCCGACTGCGTCCATTGCGGGCACGCGCAGCCGCTGGTCTTCGAGCGCCTGGTGCTGAGCGAGGACGGCCAGGTAGCAATGTACCCTTGCGCCGAGTGCGGCGCCATGCACTACGAGAGCGACAAGACGCGCATGTTCGCGCGCGGCGCTTGGTCGGAGGGCGTGCCTGGTGATGGGGAGACGGTCAGCGTCACGATCAGCGGCATGTTCCTGCCATACGGCTGGTTTCCATGGCTGGGCCTGATGCGCGAGTACGCCGCGGCCAAGGCCAAGCTGGACGAAGGCAGCGAAGAGCTGATGATCACGTTCTACAACACCCGCCTGGCGCGCACGTGGGCCCGCAAAAAGGAGCAGACCAAGTACCAGGACCTGGTCGACCGCGCCGAGCCGTACCGCCTGGGCACCGTGCCAGCTGGCGGCCTGGTGCTCACGGCCGCCATCGATACCCAGAACGATCGCCTGGAGTTCAAGGTGGTGGCCTGGGGTGTCGGCATGGAGTGCTGGATCGTGGACTACCAGATCATTCACGGCTCGCCGAGCGAGGATGCCACCTGGGAGAAAGCCGACGAGCTGCGCACCACGCAGTACCGGCATGCCTATGGCGAGATGATGGAGATCGAAGCCACATTCGTCGACTCGGGCGGTGCGCACACGCAGGACGTCTACAACTACACCTACACCCGGCGCCGCAAGGGCGTCTACGCCATCAAGGGCGAGTCGCGCCCTTCCCGGCCGATCATCTGCAAAAAGCCGACGGTGGTCGACATCAACCATCGCGGCAAAGTGGAGAAGCGTGGCGGCCAGCTGTGGTTCATCGGTACCGATACGGCGAAAGACAACCTGGCCAGCCGCTGGGCGCGTGCGGACGGCGCCGGCGCGGTGCACTTTTCATCCGGCCTGCCCGACGAGTATTACAAGCAGCTGACCGCGGAGTTCCGGATCCACATGTACAAGCGCGGGCGCAAGGTCAGCGTCTGGGAGAAAAAGAACGGCGACCGCAACGAGGCGCTCGACCTGATGGTGTACAACCTGGCCGCGGCGTACCACCTGGGCCTGAATCAAAAAAGCGACGGGTACTGGCAATCTCGGCGTGACAAGCTGATCCCACCGAACCGCAGCCTGTTCGAAGTGATCGACGCGGCTGGCGAGGCAATGACCGAGTGGATGGCCACTGCTGTCGTTGCCGATGTTCCGGCCGTGGCTGCGCCAGCGGTACCGAAGCCGGCGGCGCCAGTCGCACCGGCGCCACGCCTGGTCTCCGGCGGCAAAATTTCCCTGACGGGCACGCGCAGGGGTAGCCGATGAATACGGATCCTGAACCGGACATCGTCGAGGTCATCATGCGAGCGTGCCAGGCCGAAGGCCTCGACGCCGGCGTGGCGCACATCATCGAATCGCGCATCCGCGAAGAATACGGGGGGCTGCGCGTGCGGATCCCGAAGCGCGCCAAGAAAGCCAGGGCCGCGGCGCACCAGAAAATCGTGGCCGATGGTCTGACAGATATGCCCAACGAAGAGTTGACGGGAAAGCACGGCATCAGCCGCGCCACGTTGTACCGGCTCATGAAGCGCGGCGCGCCCTGACTTAGTCTCAGAATTGCCCTGTTTTGAGACGACGTTACTTCATAGACTACGGTCTCACACGGGAGATTGAATCTATGGCTGGCATCACACTTGAACAGGCTCAAACGCAGCTTGAGACCTACCTGGCGGCCGAAGTTGCCGTGCTGGCCAACCAGTCTTACGAGATCGCCGGCCGCAAGCTGACCCGGGCCGACCTGCAAGCCATCCAGTTCGGCGTCAAGACATGGGATGATCGCGTCAAGTCGCTGTCCAGCCGTGCCAATGGCCGCCGCCGTAACCGCACCATCGTCTATCGGGGCTGAGTATGTCCGATACGTCCACCCCATTCAACCAGCAAAACTGGCTCGACAAAGCGATCGCCTATGTGGCGCCGAAGATCGCCGTCCAGCGCATGGCCCAGCGCGTGACGCTGGCCCTTGGCGGCGGCTATACCGGCGCGAAGCTTGATTCGTCGATCATGAATCGCTGGATGCCGCGCGCCGGGTCGCCCACTGCCGACATCAGCCGCGACTTGCCGATGCTGCGTGCGCGCAGTCGCGACCAGATGCGCAATGCGCCGGTCGCCCTGGGCGCGCTGAACACGACGGTAAGCCACGTCGTGGGAACAGGCCTGTCCTATACGCCTGCTGTCGACGGTAAGTTCCTCGGCTTGACAGCCGAGCAGCTCGAAGAGTGGTCCGCCGACACAAAGCGTCGATTCGATGCCTGGGCCATCTCGCTCGATGTCGACCTGTCCCGGCGCCTGAACTTCTACGGCATCCAGGAGCTGGGCCTACGCACCATGCTCGAAAGCGGCGACACGATCTGCATTACGCCGCGCGTGGCCCGCAACGGCGGCCCGACGCGCCTGGCGCTACAGCTGGTCGAAGCTGATCGTGTCTGCAATCCGAGCAGCAAGCCAAATTCCGCCGACCTGGTCGATGGCATTGAGCTTGACCCGACCACTGGCGAGACGCTGGCTATGCACGTGGCCAGGACCCACCCGGGCGACGTGCTGGGTACCGTCACCGAATGGCTGCGCGTCCCAATGCGCGGCGACAGCACCGGCCGGCGCAATGTCCTCCACATGTTCAAGGTGCTGCGGCCTGGCCAGGTGCGCGGCGTGCCGATGATTGCCCCCATCCTGGAGCCGCTTAAGCAGCTGAGCCGGTGGACCGATGCGGAATTGAACGCTGCCGTCGTCAGCAGCCTGTTCAGCGTCTTCGTCAAAATGGACCCTGATGCATTCGACGAGATGTTCGACGAGGGGACCAAGACGACCTTTCTTGAAAAAGCCAGCAACTGGAGTGGTGAACTGGAATCGGGCCAGGCCGTGAACCTGCTGCCTGGCGAAGATATCGTCACCACCCAACCAGGCCGGCCGAACCCGGCTTTCGACCCGTTCTGGGCTGCCATCGTGCGCCAGATCGGCATGGCGCTCGAAATGCCGTACGAAGTGCTGACGATGCACTTCCAGAGCAGCTACAGTGCCGCCCGCGCCGCCCTGCTGATGGCGTGGAAGGCCTTCCGCAGCCGGCGCGACATGCTGTCCACCTACCTGTGCCAGCCAGTCTTCGAGCTGTGGCTGGATGACGAGGTTGCCGAGGGCCGCATCAGTGCGCCCGGTTACTTTGCCAGCGAGCTGGTGCGCGCAGCATGGCGCGGCGCGATCTGGACCGGCGATGGCCCGGGCAGCATCGATCCGTCGAAAGAGGTCGACGCAGCGCAGAAGCGCGTTGACATGGGCATCAGCACCAAAGAGGCGGAAAGCATCCTGCACGACGGCGTTTCGTGGCGGCCAAAGCACGAGCAGCGCATCAAGGAAGTGCAGGCCGAGCGCGCTGCCGGCATTTACTTCGCCCCGGCCGGCAGGACCGCAACGGCGGAGCCGGCGCCAGACAGCGAAGACGCGCCGCCCGTGCCACCAGTACCGAAAAAGTGATCGAAGTCGTCTCACAATTGCCCTGTTTTGAGACAACCTTAATCCATAAACTTGAATCCTTCCTGCTGCATCCGCAACAGGCGTATTTCAAGGTTATCCGCTTCGATGAGAATCTCCGACGTACTGAACGCACCATGGGCCATTGAGCCAAGCAAGCTGCTTGAGCTCAATGCGATCTATGCCGCGCACGTGCACGGCGAAAAAATCGACATCGCCGCCGTCGAGGCGCGCCTGGGCCGTCCGCTGGCCAACGAGCAGCAGCGGGACTACGACATTGTTGACGGTGTGGCTGTCATTTCGATCGACGGCGTCATTGCCAAAAAGATGAACATGTTCAGCGAGATCTCCGGCGGTGCAAGCAGCGAGATCGCGCGGCGCAGCCTGATGGCGGCTCGCGCCGATTCGTCGGTCCACAGCATCATCCTGTCCATCGACAGTCCTGGCGGCACCGTCGACGGCACGCAGACGCTTGGCGACGCGGTGTTCGAGACGCGTGCCGTCAAGCCGATCGTTACCCTGGGCGGCGGCATGATCGCCAGCGCGGCGTACTGGATCGGCAGCGCGGCCAATGCCGCGTACATCGCCGAAGACACCACGACCGTTGGCTCCATCGGCGTGGTCACTGCCCACCAGGACATCAGCGCTGCCGAAGCTGCGCGCGGCATCAAGACCACCGAAATCAGCGCCGGCAAGTACAAGCGCATCGCCAGCTCGTATGCAGCCCTGTCCGACGAGGGTCGCCAGTCGATCCAGGACCGGCTGGACTACATGTACTCGCTGTTCGTGGGCGCCGTCGCACGCAATCGCGGCGTCGACGCCAGCGTTGTTCTTGAAAACATGGCAGACGGCCGCGTTTTCATCGGCAACCAGGCGATCGAGGCCGGCCTGGTCGACGGCGTGATGTCGCTCGACGCACTGGTCGCGAAACTGAACCAGGAGCTGCCGGTCGTCGGCCGCAGCCCTGTGCCTCAGCGCACCGCCCTGGCGCTTGCGCCTCCCAAGACCACAACTCAAGGATCAACCATGAACAAAGAAGAACTGCAAGCCACGCATCCTGCGCTGGCCGAAGAACTGCGCGCCGAAGGTGCGACGAATGAACGCCAGCGCATCCAGGCAATCGAAGGCCAGGCCATCCCGGGCCATGAGGCGCTTATCTCCTCGCTGAAATTTGACGGTAAATCGACAGCCGGCGATGCGGCCATGGCCGTTATCGCTGCGGAGAAAACGCAGCGCACGGCTCATGCCAAGGCCACGGCTAACGATGCGCCTACACCGCTGCCAGCCGCTGCGCCACCAGCGGTCGCTCCTGTGGCATCCGGTGACAAGAGCCGTGACGATTTACACAAGGAAGCCCTGGCTTACCAAGCAGCGCACCCGGGCACCGATTACGTCGCGGCCTGTAAAGCCATCGGCGTCAAGTAAGCCACTTTTCTAAATTCAACAAGGAACTCTCATGGCAGCTGCCGCTTTTTCAGTTATGGCCCATTCCGTGGTAGCGGTCGCTGCCACGTTTTCCAACCGCGCAATCACGGGTCTGGGCACTGCCCCAGCGGCCGGCGCCCGTGTTCTTGGTTTCACCAAGTTCCAGGCGGCTGCCGGTGATCGCGTCACTGTCGACATCCTCGGTAGCACCATTGCCGAAGCCGGCGCGGCCGTTGCAATCGACACGCTGCTCGAAGTGGATGCGCAGGGCCGCGTCATTACCAAAACCACGGGCGTCGCCGTCGGCCGCGCACTGCAAGCCGCCAGCGGCGCCGGACAGATGGTCGAGGTTTTCCTCTTTCCCAACTGATCGTAACTAAAACAACCAAGATCGAGGAACAACATGAACCAAATGAATAACGCCCAGGCCCGCCTGATTGACCCAATCCTGACGTCGATCGCCCGCGGCTATTCGAACAACGAGTTTGTCGGCAGTATCCTGTTTCCGACGGTGCCCGTTACGGCCCGTGGCGGCAAGATCATTCAGTTCGGCAAGGAAGCATTCATGCTGTACGCGACCGGGCGTTCGCCTGGTCAAAATACCAAGCGCGTGACTTTCGGCTACGCCGGAAGCAATTTCACGCTGGAGCAGCATGCCTTGGAAGGTGTTCTTCCCATGGAAACGCGGGCAGAAGCATCCGCTGTTCCGGGCATCGACCTCGGCCAAATCACTGTCCGCAGCGTGCAGGACATCATCGAGCGGCGCAAGGAAAAAGCGCAGGCTGATATCGCTCGCAACGCAGCAAACTACGCTGCGAGCAACAAGGTCACGCTGTCGGGCAGCTCGCAGTGGAACGACTATTCGGGCACCAGCGATCCAGTTGGCAATATTGAAGCGGGCAAAGAAGTAGTCCGTCAGAAGATCGGCAAGAAAGCCAACGTTGCTGTTATCGGCGCGCTCGTTTTTTCGGCACTGAAAAACCATCCAAAAGTGGTCGATCGCATGAAGTACACCGGTCGTGACGTTGCCACGCCAGAACTGCTTGCGTCGCTGTTTGGTCTCGACAAGGTGGTTGTGGGCGAAGCGATCTTTGCCGACGACGCCGGCAACTTTGCTGACATTTGGGGCCGTGACGTTGTCCTGGCCTATGTCGAGCTGGGGTCCCTCGCGGACAAGGGCAAGCCATCGTATGGCTATACCTACCAGCTCGAAGGATACGTCCAAGTTGAAGAGCCGTACTACGAGCGAAACCCGAAAAGCTGGATCTACCCAGTCACCGACGAACTGGCGCCAGTGATGGCAGGTGCGGACGCCGGCTTCCTGATTTCCAACGCTGTCGCGCCGGTATAACGCCCCCGGCCAAACGGAGAGAACATGAGATACACCATCCTTTCGCCCATTGACCACAATGGCAAGCGTCATCCGGTTGGCGCCACGCTCGACATCTCGAAGGCAGATGCAGCGGATCTGCTTGAAGTGGGTGCCATTACCCCGTACGACGCGAAATTGGCGAAAGCCGCTGAGGAGTCGGCCGGAACTGATGAATCGTCGGTCAAGCCGCTCGATCCGAACGACCCGCCGGTCCCACCACAAACCGAAGGCGCCACTGCCTGATGTTCGCCGAAGACCTCACGCCATTTTTCAACGCCAAAGAGTTCGCGAGTGACGCGCTACTCAATGGCGTCGGCGTGACCGGCATCTTCGAAAAGAAGTACGTCTCGTCGGGCGGCGGCCTAGGCATGGAAAGCACGCAGCCGGCCATGATCCTCCCGGCCGATCAGGTTGGGGCCGCGCCGGTCGGGCAGATCCTGTTCCATGGCGTCACGACCTATCGTGTCGCCGGCATCGACGAAGACGGTTCTGACAACAGTGTCACCGCGTTGCTGTTGGAGCTGGCGTAATGAAACTGACCGCATTTGCCGCAATCAGCGGCGCCCTGGTGCAGCTGATGGAGGCCGGTACGCCGGTCGCCCCAGTCGTGTTTCGCGCACGTGACCGCCAGCTGGCCGAGCAGTACGCCAGCGCGGTGTCGGTGCAGTGCGACGGGTCGGCGCCAATGAGCGGCGCCATCCTCGGCGCGCCGATCGATTGGGAGTCGCGCTTCAGCATCGAGTGCTGGGCCCGGACAACGACGACGTCGGCCGACCTGGCTGTCGATCCGCTGGTCGCCGACGTGTACCAGCGCATTGCAGCGGACACGACGCTGGCCGGCCTGGTCGACGATGTCAGCGCGCCCTTGATCGAATTCGAATACACGGCCGAGGATAAAAAAACCGGTTGGGTGCGCATGACGTACCTGATCACCCACCGTACGGTGAACTCTACTTTGGAAGTGCCATGAAAAAAAATGATCAGGCCACCGCAGCTGCGGCAGGCATCCAGGAAGGCCCCGCCTCCGAGGCGGCGCGTGCTGAAGTGCGCGAGATTCCAAACCCACCAGGTGGCGGCAGCTGGACCTGGGATGGCGAGAACTGGATCAGCAACGATGCAGTCGTCGAAACCGCAGTAACCACCCCGGAGTAACAGCATGCCAACTCGTAAAATCAAGAACACGGTCATCCTGGTCGCCGTGGCGCTCACGCCCGGCGCCGACGCTGCGCCGACCGGTGCTGCAAATGCCGTCCTGGTCACGGAAATGTCGATCACGCCGTTCGAAGCTCAGAACATCACGCGCGACTTGATGTCGGGTGGCTTCGGCGGCAAGGCAGAGCTGGTTGGCACCGCCACTGTCAAGGTGTCGATCACGGTCGAGCTGGCTGGATCCGGTACCGCCGCCACGCCCCCAGCCTGGGGCAAGCTGATGTTGGGCTGCGCGATGGCAGAAGGCATCTTGACTGCGCCGGCGCGTGTCGAATACACCCCGGTGTCGACCGACCTGAAAGACCTGACCATCTACTACTACGACGACGGCGTGCTGCACAAGCTGTTCAATGTCATGGGCGCGTGGTCCTTGAGCGCCAAGGTAAACGAGCGGCCTACGTTGAAGTTTGAATTCACCGGTGTCGACGGGGCTATGTCTGCCGTGCCCAATGCCGTGCCAAATTACTCGACGTGGAAAATTCCGGTAGCGATGGTGAAGTCGAACGTCGTCGACGTGACTCTGGGCGCAACGTACGCCGCCGGCGCCCTGAACGGCGGCACCGTGTACCCAAGCAATGGCCTTGAAATCGCTTCCGGCAACCAAGTGGAATTCCTGAACAACCTCAGCACTGAAAAGGTCGACATCACCGACCGCGACGTGACTGGCTCGGTCGAGTACGAGCTTACTGCAGTGCAGGAAGTCGCGCGCAAGGCCAAGGTCCAGGCGAACGAGCTGGAAACGCTGGGCTTCACCATCGGAAAGGTGGCTGGCAACACGGTCCTGCTCTTCGCGCCATCCGTGCAGCACAAAGGTTACAAGAAGGTCGATGTCAAAGGCACGCGTTATGCGGGCTTCGACTTGAGCTTCTTGCCCATTGCCAATAACGACGAGTTCCGCATCGTCTGCATGTAAATCGGTCGCTGTGCAGACGTCTGCACAGTCCTCCCCCTCGAAAAAATTAAATCAAAGGTACTCACATGGCCAAGCTTGCCGTCTCCAACAAAGTCACCGTTCCAGTCAAATTCAGCATGAAGGACGGCAAAAAAATCGTCCCTTTTGCCTTCACCGTGCTCTGTGATCGCCTCACCAGTGACGATTTTCAGCAGCGCATCAAGGGCGACAGCGCTGCTGCTACCGATGCGCAGATCAAGGCGGTCATGCTGGAAATCACGACCGGATGGGAAAACCAGACCTTTGTCCTGGAAGACGACGGCACGCCGGCGGAATTCAGCGAAGAGAACCTGCAGCTGATGTACGACGCTGCCGGCGTGCTCGACGTCGTGGTCACGTCGTACATGAAGGAAAGCGCGGCCCGCGCAAAAAACTAAGTGAAGCTGCGTGCCTGATGGCGCGCGGCGACCTGGTCATCCCAGGCCCGGAACGGGATGACACGAACGACAGCTTCAACGAAGCAATCGCGGGCTTTGGCCTGGTGATCGAAGGGCCGGCCGAGGTTGCGCAAGACACGTTCTACCTCTGGCCGGAGAACGTTGCAATTTTCAACCTTTGGGGCGAAATCCAGACTCAGTGGTACATCAGCGATAACCAGCGAACTGGTTTGAAGTACGAAGGGGTGATGGTCTGCATAAACATGTGCAGCGCCGTCAACACAAACAAGCGTGACCGGGTGGAAGTATTCAAGCTCCTGCAGGCCATGGAGTCTGCCTCCCTTAACGAGTGGTCCAAGAAACGATAGCGAGAACAATGGCAACGACGGCTTCAGGTGCGATTATCCGGATGAGAGTTGAGGGGGCAGATGCTTCCCAACGCCAGATTCAGGCCGTCTCGCAGTCCATGAACCGCTTGTCGGATATCGCCGATAAGGCCCAAAAGTTGGCCGGTTCAATCGGCATCGGCGGCGGGCTGGCCACGATCGTCGCCCTCTCCGATCAATACTCAAAATTTACCTCCCAGCTGCGGTTGGCGACGTCGTCGCAGCGCGAGTATGCGATCTCCTACGAGGACGTGAAACGCATCTCAAAAGTGGCGCAGTCTGATCTGGCTGGCACCGGCATGCTGTATGCGCGCATCGCCAACGGCACGCGCGAACTGGCCAAAGGCCAAAAGAACGTCGCCGACATCACGGAGGTGGTCAATCTCGCCTTACGTGTCAGCGGCGCCACCACTTCCGAGGCCGCCTCGGCCCAGCTGCAGCTGTCGCAGGCATTCGCCTCCGGTACTTTGCGTGGCGAAGAGTTTAATGCCGTCAATGAAGCAGCGCCGCGCCTGATGAAGGCGCTGGCCGACGGCATGGGTGTGCCGGTCGGGGCTCTCAAGCAAATGGCCACGGACGGGAAGATTACTTCAAAGGTCATGGCGGAGGTGCTGCCGCATGCCTTGGAAAAGCTTCGTGAAGAGGCCAAGCAAGTGCAGACTATCGGCGGCGCCCTTACGGTTGTGAAAAACAGCTTCATGGAGTTCACGGCGATCAAGGCGCAGGCCAATGGCACCGTTGGCATTCTGACCGGCTCGCTGACACTTCTTGCTGAAAATCTAAAACTTGTGACGGGGTTGCTCTTCACGTTGACTGCCCAAAAATTCGGACTTTGGTTGTACAACAATGCCGCTCAAGCGCTCGCTCAGGCGGCAGCCACCCGCGCCGTTGCAGCCGCTACCTTGTCAGCCGCTGTCACGACAACCGAGGCCGCTGCCACTAGTGCGGCCGCAAAGCTCGTTGAAGCGCAGGCCAACGTCAGGACAACGGCGTCGGCTGCAGCGCTGGCAGCGGCCCGGGTCGCTGAGCTGCGTGCATCGGTGCTGGCAGCCGAAGGCGCCGTCGCACTGGCGATCGCGACCAACGGTCTCATCCCGGCGCAGGCTCGCGCCATCGCGCTGGCCGAGGCCAATGCGGTTGCCCTGGCCGCCCAGGCAGTTGCGGCCAATGCCGCCACCACGGCTGCCGTAGCGTCCACTGCGGCCATCACTGCACAGGCAACTGCAGGCACGCTGGCGGCGCGCGTGATGGGCGTGCTGCGCTCTGCAATGGCGTTCCTTGGCGGCCCAATCGGCGTCGTCATTACATTGCTTGGCCTGGCTGCGACTGCCTGGGCGGTATGGGGAGGGAAAGCGAAAGCGGCCAGCGAGCAGGCGGCCGAATCGTTCGACGAGGCGCAAGCGCGCATTATCAAAGGGCTGGATGAGCAGATCGACAAGAACAACCAGATTATCAAGCTCAAAAACCTGGGCATGAAAACGGCTGATGCTGAAAAGTCCTTGCCGTATCAGAAGCAACTGGCAGCGGCATCGAACTTGTTGAACGACATCAACAACCGCACTGGCGAGTACGCGTCGAAATCCATCAGCAACACGGCCGTCGACCTAGCGCGCATCAAGGTGCTGAAGGACATCACCGACCTGTCGCAGAAGATGCAGACTGCCGAAAAAACCAGTGCGGCAGTTGCGGCCCAGACGACGGCCGAGCGCGTGAAGGCGCTGAAGGAAGAGTACGCCACCAAGCAGGAAAAAATGGATGCCGAGATCGAGAAGATCAAGGATCTGAAGGGCAAGACGGCCGATTACGACGTGCTGGTCCAGCGTATCCGCGACAAATACAAAGAAAAAGACCCGTCCGTGGCGGCGCTGAAGCAGGAGGCAACCGCCTACACCTCGCTGATCACCTCGATCGGTGAAAAGATCGCATCGAACAAGCTGGAAATGGATGGCTACAACAAGCTGTCCGAATCGCAAAAGTTGACGATCAAGCTGGACGAAGCCATCGCGTCCGGCAAAAACAAGCTGAACAAAAAGCATATTGAAGAGGCGCGTTCGCTCATCGCCATTGTGGCAGCGCAGGAGGCCTCGATTGCTTCCCACGCTCGCATGGCAGATTTCAACGAGCAGTATTCCAAGGGCTTGGCCGTCGCCGTCGACATCCAGGAAAAAGCGATCGAGACTGCGACCGAAGAGGCGCGAAAGAACGAGGAGCTGGCAGCGACGTTTGGCATGACCAAGACCGCCATCGAGCAGCTTGAGCTGGCACGCCTGGAGGAGCAGCTGGCGCAGCGCGCGTCGGCCGGCTTGACGCTGGACGAGATCGACCACCTCGAGAAACTCATCGCGGTGAAAAAGCGCAGCGCCGCCGCTGTTGCAACGGTTGAGGGGCTGGAAGAGCAAAAGAAAGTGTGGGAGTCGATCGACAAGACGGCGCACGACACCTTCGTCAGCATTTTCGACAGTGGCAAATCGTCCTTCGACCGTCTCCGCGACACGCTCAAGAACGGCCTGTTGGACATGCTCTACCAGATGACCATCAAAAAATGGATCATGAACATCAGCGCATCGGTCGGGCTGGGCGGTACTTCTGAATTGGCCCAGGCCGCAGGTTTGACAGGGTCGACCCCCGCCACATCCGGTGGCAACAGCCTGATTGGAATGGCGCAGAGCGCATCCAGCATGTACAAAGCCATCACCGGCGGCTTCACGGCACTTAGCGAGTCTGTCGCTGGAGCGGTGCAGACCGGCATGACGGCGGTAGGGTACGCACCGTCGGCCGCGTCCGGACTTGCGACCTCCGGCGGCCAGGCGCTGACACCTTTCGCATCGCAAATCGGCAATGTGGCCGGCGCCGCCGCGGCCTACATGGCGGGCTCCGCGCTTAACAAAGCCATCTCCGGCCAGTACCAGACCGGCAGCGGCTTCATGACGGCGCAGAAGGTCGCCACCGCTGTGGCCAGCTACGTCAACCCGGTCCTGGGTGTGGCCGTTGGTGCCATTTCTGGCCTGGTCAACCGCGCATTCGGCATGGGCGACAAGAACGTCACCGCCACCGGCATGGCCGGCACAGTGTCCGATACGGGTTTGTCCGGTTCGACCTACCAAAAATGGTCGCAAAAAGGCGGCTGGTTCCGCAGCGACAAGAGCGGTACCGACAAGACCGCATTCGATGCGGATGTTACGGCGCAGTTCACCCAGGGTTTCGCAACGATCAAAGCGGCGTCGGCCGGCTTTGCCGCGTCGATCGGCGCGTCGACGTCGAGCCTGGTGGGCTACAGCAAGACGTTCGACATCGCCCTGACCAAAGATGCGGCCGCAAATGAAAAAGCGATCGCCGACTTCTTCACCGGCGTGGGCGACGAAATTGCGCTGCGCCTGGTGCCCGGGCTGGGCCAGTTCAACAAGTCCGGCGAGACCATGTCGGCGACGCTGCAGCGGCTGGCCAGCGACTTCGAAGCGACCAATCAGGTAGCAACGCTGCTGGGCAAGAGCGGCGCCGGCATGTTCGGCTCGCTGACGATCGATTCCGCCGCTGCGCGAGAACGTCTGATCGAGCTGGCAGGTGGCGTGTCCAACCTGTCCTCGCAGGCGGCTTCGTTCAACCAGAACTACCTGACCGAGGCCGAGCGGCTCAAGCCAGTGGCGGAAGCTGTCGAAGCTGCGATGGCATCCCTCGGCCTGGCCAGCATCGTGACGCGCGATCAGTTCAAGACCACCCTGCTCGCCCTGAACCCATTGAACGCCGCCCAGGCGCAGCAGATCGCATCCATGCTGGCCCTGCAGGAAGCGTTTGCCCAAGTGCACCCTGCCATCGAAGCGACCACCACGGCCCTGCGCACCGAGGCCGACGTGCTGAGCGAGCGCCAGGACCTGCAGAAGCGGCTCGATGCCGCGACGATGACGACCGCGCAGATTGCCACTAAGGCGCGCCTGGCGATCGCGCCGGCCAACCTGGCCCTGTACGACCAGGTGACGGCGCAGGAGCAGCTGAAGGAAGCCACCGAGGCAGCCAGCAGCGCCCTGAAAACCACCATCGAAGGCCTGACCGCAACCCGGACCAGTTCCCTCGCCTACCGCGATTCGTTGATGACTGGCAGCCTGTCGACGCTGACGCCGATGCAGAAGTACCTGGAGACTCAGAAACAGTACGCCACGGCCCTGGCGAAGGCGAACGCGGCGCCTGACAACGCCGCCGCCACATCGGCCGCCCAGGAGGCCGCTACGGCCTTCCTGACCGCCAGCCAGGTCATCAACTCGTCCAGCGCTGCGTTTGTTTCCGATCGCTCGGGCGTGCTGCGCGACATGACCAGCCTGGCCGATATCGCCGGCGCCCAGATCAGCGAAGCGCAAAAGCAGCTCGACATGGCCACCCAGCAGGTCACCGGCATCACCACGCTGAACACAACGGCCGTCGGCATCCAGCAGGCAATCATTGACCTGTCGCGCGGCGGCACAGTGGTGCAGGCGCCGACGCTGAACCTCGACCGCTACGCCAGCGCATCGAACGATGGCCAGGCTGTCCTCGTCGCCGAGATCAAGCGCCTGAACGCGCGCATGGATGACCTGATCAAGATCAACGAGGGTCGGCGCAGCGATGCGGCGCGCCAGCATGACGAAACGCTCGACGTGATCGACGAAGTGGCGCCGGCTGTCGGCGCCAAGGTCGGCGAATTGATGAGCGACATCGACTGGCAAGCGAAGAACCCCAGCCGTGTACCTGCCCGCTGATTGAATTTAGAACCACCATGCATCCCTTTTTTGGAGACCTATCGATGAAACGCTTCATCCTCACTGCAGCATTGTTCCTGGCAGTCGCCTCGAGCGCGGCCGCAGCCAGCATTACCGATGTGCGCTTCCAGAATACCGGCGCCGCGCAGGCGAACGTGCCCGTTACCTTCGGCCAGGTGTTCGCCGCCGGCGACATGAAGAAGACCGAAGTCCTGGTCGGCAAGCTTGACGGCGCCACCGTGCCGCTGCAGGTCGACGTCAAGGCCACGCATGCCGACGGCAGCGTGCGCCACGCGATCATCTCGGCCATCGTGCCGAAGCTGGCGGCCGGCGCCACGGGCACGATGGCCCTCAACACTGGCGGCGCGGTACCGGCAGGATCCGCCGCGCCGGCCGACCTGCTGGCCACCGGCTTCAGCGCATCGACGTCGGCCACGATTGCCGGCGTCAAGTACAGCGCATCCGCTGACCAGCTGCTGAAGGTCGGCACCAAGTCCACCTGGCTGGCTGGCGCGGTTGCGAACGAATGGCAGGTATCGGCGCCGCTGACCACCGCGTCCGGCGCTGCCCACCCGCACTTGCAGGCACGCTTCGCAATCCGCTACTACAGCGCGGTGAAGAAAGCGCGCGTCGACGTCACGATCGAGAATGCCTGGGCGTACGAGCCGGGCCCGCAGAACTTCACCTACGATGCGGACGTCACCGTCGGCGGCAAGTCGGTCTACACGAAGGCTGGCCTGGTGCATTACCACCATGCGCGCTGGCGGAAGGTGTTCTGGTACGGCGACGCGCCGGCCGTGAACGTGCAGTCGAACGTACCATACCTGATTTCCAGCCGCGCGGTGCCGAACTACGATCAAACTGTCCTGCCCGCCGAGAAGGTGCTCGCATCGATGCTCCGCGCCACCGAGCCGATGGGCATTGGCATGGCCACCGCCTACATGCCGAATACTGGTGCGCATGACGACATCGGCATCTTGCCGGCGTGGCAGGCCGCCTACGTGCTGAGCATGGATGTGCGCGCACGTGACGCCACGATGGCAACTGCGGACGGCGCCGGCACCTGGTCGATGCACTACCGTGACCGCGCCACGGACCGTCCTGTCACGCTGGCCGACCATCCGCGCATGACCATTGCCGGCCGCGCCTCGGATGCTGGTTACGACGCGTTTCCTGCCCCGGTCGGCGACATTTCAACGCCGTACACGCACGACATCCCGCATCAGCCGAGCCTGGCATACCTGCCATACCTGCTCACTGGTGATTATTTCTGCCTGGAAGAAATGCAGTTTTGGGCGCTGTACGACGCTTTCGCCTCGAATCCGAACTACCGCGGCGCCGTCGATGGGCTAGTGATCCCCGAGCAGCTGCGCGGCCAGGCGTGGGCATTGCGCACCCTGGCGCAGGCGGCCGCGGTCACGCCTGATTCCGACCCGTTGAAAGCAGAGCTGCTGCG